GTCGGCGGCGACGTAGCCCTTGCCGTAGCCAGGCTGCTCGATGTTCTTCCAGCCGTTGCGCTTGCACGCCTCGGCGATGATCAGCTTCTCGAGCTCCGACAGACTGTCGACCACGAGCGTCGCGAAAGCATGCGTCTCGTTGAACAGCGAGATCAGCGCCTCGTCGACTTCCGCATAGGTTTGCAGGTGGCCGAACGAGTCTAGCTCGAGGCCGCCGCTTTCTCCCTGCTCGGTTTGCAGGAACACGGGCGCCGGGAACTCGGACGCCAGCGTTGTCTTGCCCATCTTGGGCGGGCCGTAGATCAGGACGCGAGGCGGCTGATCCACCTTCACCTTCCTGAGACTTGCAATCGAAATGGCCACGTCAGCCCTCCCCTTCGTTCGGCGCGTCAAGAAACCAGCCGCCGCTCGCGCCGTCAGCGTGCAGCCGGTATTTCACTGAGAAGTCGCAGGCCCGCATGATGGCGAGGCGCACGATGCTCTCGGGTGTCTTCGGGGCCCAGGCCGTGCAGAAGGCCAGAACCTTGGAGTCGTCCTCGATCACGCCGATCTTCACGATCAGGTCGAACAGCGCCTTGACGCGGTTATCCAGATCAGAGCCGACGCCCTGACGATCGACGCACAGGACGATGACGACAGGGCCGCGCACGACTCCGGGCTTTTGCAGCCGGACCACGTTGCGAGCGTTGGCGAACCACGCGCTGTAGTCCTTGGTCTTCACCCGCCCGCGCCCCGGAAGGTTGCGGTAGAGCGAATTAACGGACGGCGGCACGGGCACATGCAGCGCCTGGAAGTCGGTTTCCCGCTTGCCTGCCGTCCTCTGAGCCGCCCCCCGGACCATGTGATCAGTCCGCCGTCAGCAGTTCGCGCGGCGTGACCGCGCCTCGGGACCACGTCTCGATGTGGCAGGCCAGTCGCAGCGACGGCTCACGCTGGCCGCGGCGAATTTGAGACACAAAGGAACGGGCGATGCCGAGCGATCCGGCGACCTGTTTGTCCTTGAGGCTCAGCGAGTCCATGTAGGTCTGAAGGTTCATGAGTCGGACTGTCGCCATTTGCGACATTACCGTCAATGGGCATTTGAAGGTTATTTTGTTGCCAGCCGCGACACACAAGCGCATTGGTTTGGGCTATGCTTCTTGGAGGGAGCATGACTATGACGGACAGACTCAAGGCGAACGCGCCGCACCACTTCATAAAGGAGTGGCGCAAGCACCGTCGGCTCACCCAGGTTCAGCTTGCCGAGCGAATGGAGATGGCCCGCTCCTACCTGTCGCTCATTGAAAGCGGGCGGCGCCGGTATGATCAACCGTTCCTCGAGCGCGCGGCCGAAGAATTGAACTGCTCGCCGGCCGACCTGATCATGCGGAACCCGGCGGACCCTGACGGGCTATGGTCGATCTACGACGGCCTGACGGCGCCGCAACGCAAGCAGGCCGTCCAACTGCTGCGCGTCCTGATCGGCGGCAAGGCGGCGGGCGAATGACCCCGTTTCAGCGCCGCATGTGGATCTACCGCGGGATCGCCCTCCTCCTGCTGCTCATGATTCTCGCCCCGATGGCCTGGCTGTAGGCAGGCAGAAAAGCCCGCGTTGCACGGGGAAACGAACTGCGCTTGACACAGGGTTGCCATGTGCAACACTTGCCGCCTCTAGGGAGGACGGCATGGCGCTCGCGTCGACAGACCACAGCAACCAGACAGAGGCCCTGCCGATGCGACTGACAACCCGGCAGGTGTGCGACCTGGCTGGGTACGGCGAGGAGACGCTTCGCCGGCGCATCGCGGCCGGCCGGATGCCTGCCCGCGTCGATCGCGGACGCCAAAGCCTGTTCGACCGAGACGAGGTTCTCAAAGCCCTGGGGATGAAGCATGATGCGCCGGCCACAAGCCAATGGAAGATCGACCCGGATGCCTTCCGTCAAGCTCGAGCTCGGAAAGTATGTCACCGTGCGTCCACGAGCGGACGGGACGTTCCGCGTGCTGTTCGAGGTGCCGCCCCGCCTCCGCCCCTCCGGCTGGTCGCCGGCCATTCCGCTCCCCCTGAGTGACGCGCGGCGCCGCGGCGACCTGGACGACGGGCACGAGATCGCCGCCATCCAGCGCGACGCCGCCGACCTGTACGTCAAGCTGATCCGCCAACGCGACGGGCGCGCGGTCGAGGAGTCGGTCAACAAGCGGACCTTGGCCAAGCTGATCCGGCTCTGGCAGCAGTCGAGCGCCTACGCCGACCTGCGGCCCAAGTCGGTCGCCCACTACAAGACCTACATCAACCACACCCTGCGCTGGTCGGAGGTCACGAACGACCCGGACCCCACGACGATCACGCGGTCGGACGTGGAGGATCTGCTCAGCCAGTTTCCCGGCCAGCAGGCGACCAAGCAGCACCTGAAGAAGACGCTGCGCCTGATCATGGATCAGGCGGTCGCGGCCGGCTGGCGGCAGGACAACCCCTGCGACGGCATCCGCATCAAGGGTTCGGAGTCGCTGGTCACGATATGGGAGCAGGAGGACGTGGACTTCTACGTCAAGGCCTGCCGCGAGCACGGTCGCAAGAGCCTGGCGCTGGTGATCCTGCTTGAGTGGGAGATCGGCCAGCGCCTGACGGACGTTCGCGCCATGCGCCCCGGCGCCGAGTACGACGCGGCCACGGGCACCTTCTCGTTCCGGCAGTCGAAGACCGGCTCGAGCGTGACGATCCGGGTCAGCGCGGCGCTGCGCGAACTGCTGGCCGAGGCCGGCAAGGGCGAACTGTTCCTGTTCCGCGACGAGGCGACGGGCAAGCCCTACTCGGAGGAGCGGCTGGGCAAGGCGTTCGGCAAGGTGCGGAAGGCGGTCGACGGCAAGCACCTGTTGCTGCGGTGCCTGCGCCACTCCTGCGTCGTCCAGCTGGCCCGCGCCGGCTGCACGCCATCGGAGATCGCGTCCGTCACCGGCCACGCCCTGGCGTCCATCGTCTCGATCCTGTCGCTGTACCTGCCGCGGGACGGTCAGGTCGCGGCCAACGCGCAGGCCAAGAGGGGGATCGCGTGACCAGCCTGAAGATGCTCCAAGCCATGTTCCCCGGCGTCCCGTTCAAGGAGGACAGATCGGCCTATCTCAAGCCGATGAGGTACGTCGCCACGCAGCCACTGCCGCCGGTTCGGTGGCGCTCTATCGGAACACCTGCCGAACAAGAGTCTGACGGCCAGTCGGACGAGAGTCTGACGGCCGCCCGGAAACCGTGATACAGCAACGGAAATCGCACGCGGGCAACCGCCCGGGAAGTGGACGTAAAGCCTTGATTTCCCTAGCGTCGCGCTAACTTTGCCCCCTCGCGAGACCACCAGCAACCCCTTACGACGGCGCCGAGTCTGACGGGCTAGCTGTGCATCAGGGTGACGCGATCCTCATCGGCGGTGGTCGCCTCCGGAAGCCCCCTGATCGTCCATGACGCGCCCACGCCCAGCCGCAGCATGTCGGCCTGCACTCGGCGGGCCAGATCGGTGTCCGCGAACTCAAGGTTCCGGGCGAGCGGATCTTTGAACAGGGCGGCGGCGCCACGCCTGTCATCACGGCAGTCGTAGAAAATGCTGTTCGCGTCATGGGGCGCGAAGTCCGCGATGTATTCCGCCCAGGTCGTTTTGGTGCTTGTGCCCCACTTGAACGAGTTCATCGGCCCCGGCGTGAAGTTCACGATGATGTTGTAATCCGAGGTCCAGTTGATGCCCGCCCCCTGCTCGGACCGGATCGTCACGCCGTTCGCCAGATGCGTGTCAATGACGATTAAATTGTGATGGCAGTTCGGGTTGTTGTTGCCGGCGGCCGGCACGTCGTAGATTTTCGCCCGGTAATCGATCGTCGGATTGGCGTCGCCGTATGTCGTCTGGACATTCAGCGCCAGCATCGTGTTGTGATGAACCTCGTGGTTTTCCTGCAATTTGAATATCGCGATGCCGGTCTTGTTCGCGTCGTAGGAGTAGTTCTCCAAAATGCAGACGTTTTCATATGTGTCCGTCATGGAGTTGAAGACCGAGAGTTGGTCATAGAGGTTGTATCGATAGGTGGCGATGCACGGGTCGACGTGATTTCCCGCCCCGGCGTTACTGTCGCCAAAGCCTCGAACGTAGTTCCATTCGTAGAGAGCGGTCAGCACATTGTCGCAGGCGAACGTGTCGCTGATTTGGAGCGCGCCAGCCGCGTTCCGCGCAGATCGAAAGATCATGTGCGACACTTCGTGATAGGCGTAGTCGCCCGTCGTGCCCCGGTGCGTGTAGATCGGCGAGCCGTCGTCAATGTCCACAACGCCATTCGTGAAGATCGAGTATTTGCCCGTGGCATCCGGCGCGTAGGCGTTCAGCGCGTTGTTGTTCGGCGCCCCTCGACCGTAGCAAAGGAAGTCTCGGACGATCCCGCCCTCGATGTTCAGGGTGTGCTTGGTGCCGTGCGCCAGAACCATGCCTTCATAGAGGCAATTCGGCCCGCCGTTGACCGCGCCCAGGCCGCTATTCCAGTGGCTGATTTCAAGGTCATAGACGCTGCCGCCGGGACGAGTGGTGTTCTGCCCCCAGACCAGCGCAGCAAAGCCCTTGTGCGCCCGATAGCTGTAGGCGCCCAGGTCCGGCGCGAGCCCGTCCGGCGTGTTGACGTAGAGCGTGTAAGTCAGGCCGCTGACCAGCTCGTAGAAGGAACTGTCCGTGGTCGCGATGCAGTTGGCCTTGGAGGTCGCCTGCTTCATCAGACGTTCGGACGCTAGCGGGGTCGCGGTGGCGATGGAGTTCTGGATTCGCAGCACGCTGAGGGTCGAATAGCCGTCGTTCAGAACCCCCGTGTTCATCGTGACAGTGGTTTTCCAGGTCGTCCCGCTTTCGAGCGTCCACGAGTTGGCGGTGACGTCCGTGTTGCCCCACAGCTTGGGATAGGTCGGCCTCTTGTTGTCGAACTGGCCCTTGATGACCAGGCCCGCTGTAGCGGTTCCCAATCCCTCGACCTTCTGGCCGCTCCAAGAACCGCTGAGACCAACCACGTCACCAGCGGTGAGCGTAGTGCCGGCGCTGAGGTTCTGCTTGGCCGCCCAGCGCGTGCCAGCGGCAGCGTCGGAGCCCGATGCGCTGTTGAAGCTCTTGACAATGTTGCCTTCGCCCTGCCCCCGGCGATGGGCGCTGCTCCAGCGACGCTGACACAGAAACTCATCTTGAAGCGCCGGGCGATGATCCGTGACCGGCGTCACGTCGTCGTAGCGCAGGATTTGAGGCAGATAGGCGCTGTCGGTCTGGTACATCTCCAGCCCGTAGGTGTTCACGGTCTTGGAGGCGTGGACGTTCTCGACGATCACGGTGACGTAGGGGCGCGGGAAGGTGTTGCTCCAGGTCTGGCGACACACCCCCGGTTGCGGCTCGGTCGTGGTGTTGCCCGCCGCAATGGTCACGCCGCTGAACATGACCCGGATTTGCATGACGCCGGTGTCCTGCGTGGTCAGCGGCAGGTAGGCGAAGATGTTGCCCGCGACGTCGAAGATGCCGCCTGCGAGGTTCGCGCTTGTCCACTTTCCGCCCGGCGGGAAGTTAAAGCTGCCGTCCGTGTTCCGGGTCGCGCCGCCGCTCAGGGTGCCCGTGTACATCCGCACCGGCAGCAGGGCGGGATAGTCGCGCAGGCCTTGGCCGACCTGCGTGTCAAGCCGCGCCTCGACCAGCCGCAGCGTTTGCGGGTTGCCAGCGTTGGCGACGTGCTGATCCAGGTCGGGCCGCGCGGTCGCAGTCGGGCCCGCCGTCACCTCCCAGCCGACCAGCGACTTGCCGTCCGCGCCGGGTGTGAAGAAGAAGTCCCCGACCGACACGTTCGGCCCGATCACCGCCGTCAGCGCCGCGCCGGTGAGGCCCGACGACGCCGCCAGCGACACCGTCGGCGCCGACGTATAGCTGTCGCCGCTGTTGCGCAGGAACGCCGACACCAGCGCCCCGCCGGACACGACGAAGCGCCCGCCGGCGCCGGAGCCCGCCCCGCCGGTGAAGGCCAGGTCGAAGGTCCCGTTGGTTCCGCCCGATCCGCCGGTCAGCCCCGTGAAGCCGATCACGCCGTTCGACAGCGCCTTGGCCGTGGTCGGGAACAGCCTGTAGCCGGCCGCCAGCGCGATCTGCGACAGCCGCGCGATCCCGGCGGCGTCCACGACACCCGCGGACGTCACCCCCTGCGCCGCGACCGCCGCGACCTCAGTATCGCCGGCTGCGTTGACGGCGTTAACCGACGTCGTGCCCTGAGCGGCCACAGCAGCAATCGACGTCGTGCCTTGCGCCGCTACGGCGGCAATGGACGTCGTGCCCTGGGCGGCCACGGCGGCAACAGCCGCGGCGGAGGACGCCTCGGCGACGTCCTCAAGAAGCTGGGGATAGGTGACGTCGGTCGGCAGGTCCGCGTCCAGCGCGACCTTGATCGAGCGGGCGGTATCGCGGGCGGCGTCCTGCGCGTTGGCGGTCAGCCGGTCCAGCGCGGCGTCGATGGCCACGACGGAGATGGAGGAGGCCGGCGCGAAATCGGTCGCGCGGGCGGGCGTGACGTCCCGCCAGATCAGCACGTCCTGAGCGGCCGCGGCCGTGATCAGCGTAATCGAGCCGCCGTCGTAGCCGCTGTCGATCAGGGTGCCCGAGAGCGTGAACCCACTCTGCGCGAGCTCTGTGCTGCCGACCTTGACGCGAAGGTCGGCCTTGGCGAAGACCGAGAACGTGAAGCTGAACGGACCAGTGCCCGTCTGGCTGGCGTACTTGATCCAGGTGACTTCGTCGGGGATAGGGAGGTTTGCCATAGCCGCACGAAACGGCTACGGGGCCAACCTCTCAACGCACAGGCGGCCTAGTCGCGCGCGGCCTCACGGTTGCGCTTCTGCTCCTTGGCCAGCCGTGCCAGATCGTCGCCGTAGAGTTCCATGATCGTCGCCTTGGCCTCCTCGCGGTAGGCCTTGATCACGCTCTTGATGTAGTCGGCCTTGCCGCCGTCCGGGCCATCCGACAGGGAGTAGTAGAACTCGCTGTCCTCGTGGTTCCCGGTGACGACGGCCTCAAGCTGCTCGAACGCCGGCTGGCCGGCCAGGCCGACGTATTCGCTGTAGACGTCCAGCCGGTTGCGCAGCGACACCCGCTCGCTGCCCTCATCGGTCTCGACCGTCAGAGAACGCGCCGGCATGGACACGGTGATGCCTTGGTCCAGAATCTCGAGGTCGATCGTGTTCGATCCGGCGCCGCGGGTGCGCAGCGGGACGATCATGTCGTAGCCCACGCCGAGTCCCGTCTGGTAGGTGCGCTCCTGACCCCACAGATCACGCGCCGGCGGCAGGCTGTCCGACAGTCCGGGGATGGTGTTCTTGAGCGCCTCCAACGCGCCGGACGTCTCGCGCATGTACTCGTCGGAGCCCCGGCGGAACATGCGGGCCGCCGACGAGAACGGAATCAAGCTGACAGCCCGCTCCTTGAAGAAGTTCTCAGCCTGCACCTGGTCGCCGGACGTGAGCGCCTCGACGGCGTCGCGCAGCGATCGGAGCATGGTCTTGTCGAAGAACGCCTCGCCCAGCGCGCCGACGACATGCCCGACAATCTCGGTCGGCTGTTCGGCGCGGCCGGTGTCCCAGTCTTCATTGGACAGGATCTCGGAGAAGTCGGCGGCCAGGGACATGGCGGTGCCGAGCGGATCCAGCCGCTCGTAGCTGACCCAGCGGTCCCCCATCCTGATGCTGTAGGGTTGCCAGTTGACGTTGCCGTTCGCGTCGGCGCGCATCATGGCCTCGCGCTGTTGCCGGTTGCCCGGTCCACCGCCCGTGATCTCGCCGTTCATGGCCATGTCCATCAGCAGCGCGTACACCGCCGTCCCGGTCGCCCATTGCGCCATGGCGATCTCGCCACGCGCGCCGCCCTCGGCCATGTCGCTGCGCAGGCGGGCGGAGAACGACGCCAGCGGCGAGTGGCGGATGGCGTAGGACATGATGTTGACCGGTGTGCGGACGAACGGCATCAGCATTGTGCCGAGGGGCACCGGGCCGTGGCTGTCCAGCATCGTGCGGAAGGCGTTGACCTTGCGCTCGAACTCGCCGTCCGCCCGCGTGAAGGTGAGCTCGCGCATCTCGCGCTCGGCGGAGTCCAGCATGGCCTTGGTCGGGTTCTCGACCAACCTGGCGATGGCGGCCTGCGCGTCGGCCTTGTCCACCGTGCCGGCGCGAATGTCCTTCTGCACCTGCCGGAAGGCCTGCGCGCGCAGTTCGCCCCGCGCCGAGACCACGCGGAAGAAGTCATCCATGAGGGAGTTGATGTTCGACGGCGCCTCGATGGTGGCCTGTAGGACGTCGAGCACGCGGCCAAGGCCGCTGTCCTGGTCGACGCGCCACGCGGCGGCGCCCAGCGGCTTGGACGTCACCGCGTCCTCGTAGGTCAGGCCGCCCGACTCCTCGCGCCCCGTCTTGACGATCCCGTCAGGCATGGCGCTGTCGAGTCCCGGCGCCATGGCGCGGAACACGCCCTGCTGGCGGATGGCGTCCGGCGTGATCTCCTTCAGCGCATCGGTCAGCGGCATGCGGAACGCATCGCGGATCGCGCCCATGTAGCCGGTGATCAGGGCCCCGGCCTCACCCACTTCCGTCACCGGCTCCTCGCCTATCGCGCGCGCCCAGCGAGGCGAGGCGAAGCGGTCGGTCAGGTTCATGACCATGGCGACCGAGTTGCCGGCAGCGTTGACGATCGGCGTGCCGAGCCCGGACAACAGGCCGTTGGTGTAGATGGTCTTAACCATGGCGCGGCTGCGGGCGTTGACGCCCATGCGCGCCACCTCGTTGAGCGTCTTGTCGCCCTTGCGCGCCGCTTTCAGAACCTTGTCGGCGAGCTCCTGCGCGGTGCCCGCGCCACCGTGTTCGGCGATCAGGACGTCGATCTCACGAAGCTGGCGAGCAGGGGTGCCGACCGGCATCTGGAACGCCTGTAGCGCCCGACCGGCCTCGGCCCGCGCGCCCATGAACTCCAACTGGATTGCGTTGTGAATGGCCATCTGCCGGCGAAACGCGAACTGCGCGGCCGTCGAGGGGGCGTCCTGCACGTTGCGGGCCAGCGCCAACAGCTTGGTCGCGCTGGAATTGAGCGCGCCGCGGTAGGCGGTGATCTCGCCGGCGTTCATGGCCTGACCCTGGCGACGGGCCGCCATGCTGCCGACCCAGTCCAGCCCCTCGGCCTTCTCGCGCGTGGTCGCCCACGACTGCGTGCCGGCGCGCGCCGCGTCGACCTGGTCGACGTTGCGCTCGAGCATGGTGGAGATCACGCCCTTGACGTCGTCCGCCGTCTCGATCTTCGAGAAGTCGATGTCGAAGACGTTGGGCTCGATGGTCGCGCCGGCGGCGGAAAATGGCGCGCGACGTGCGGCAATATCGGCCGGCAACTCCACCCTCGACCACGGAACCATTCCGTTCGGAAGGTCGCCAAGCGCGCCATCTCCAAGCCGACTTAGAACCTCACTTTCAGGAACGTCGACATGCCAGACCTTCATGCCCTTGGACCGACTGGCCCAACCCTCAGCGTCCTCGAGCGAGCGCGTTACCCAAAGCGGCCCCTCTCCGGTTGGGGCGCCGCCGTGATAATATCGAACCGAACCGGGCTTTACTGGCGGTGTGGCCGGCACCACCTCGCCCGGCTTGACCGGCGCCGCCGACCGGGCCGCAGCGTCGACCTTGCGGCCGAAGTTGGGCTTGAGCAGGGCCATGACCTTGGCCACTTCCGCGTCAGCCTCGGCGGCCAACTGCTCCGGCGGCATCAGCGGGTCGATCTGCAACCCCTCCTCGGCGGCCTGACGGCGCACGGCGGCCTTGGCCTGCCGGCCAGCCCTGATGGCGCGCAGGCTCGTCAGGACCGCGTCCGTCGCCACGCCCAGGCCCAGGCCCTCAACAGCGTTCTTCGCCCGCCCGACGATCTCGGAGTCCTCCTTGTCGGCGGCGAGGAAGTCGAGAAACGGTACGCGCTTGTCGGGGTCGAGGTCGGACAGGAAGTTGGACAGCCGCTCCTCGTGCGGGTCGAAGGCGGTGAAGTCGGCGATCT